ATTCCTATAGAGTAACAAGCCACGTGTTACGACTTCTGGAAAGCATCAAAACCTTTCCTCTCCGTACGCGGAATTTCACCGCTCCTCCATCTAATGACTGGGACACTCTACTCTGCAGTGCTATGCTGCAGCCATAGAATGCTAGTATCACTAGCGGACTTTGAGTTCCAGTAGAAACACTCTACAGAACGCCGTAACCGTGTTAGGTATAGTACTAACCGGACTATGTTCGAGTATCATCAGACGTGCCCTTCCACCCTTTCGGGATCATCACATCCCACTGGCCAACAAATGGTCCGTGTGAGGAATCGCCTTCAATAGGATCCAAGACTTTTGGAGCAGCCATTCTAGACTCAGCTTTATGCAATGCATTAAGAAGGTCCGGAATGCTGAATGAGGGTTTCTCGATTGGTCGTCCAAGACGATCCATAAATCGATACTTCTCAATTTCCATCTGTACCAACTCATTAAATTTAATGATTGCTGGTAGAGGCGGAAGTCCATCAGTCTCCTGGTTGAAGTCCACGATCTCGCTTTCGAGAGAAGGTGAAGGATCTCTGAGAAGGGAGCCTGCTAATTGACGTAACAAGTTGTCTAACTTGTACATCCATTCAGGCCTCTCCTCCCAGGGAACAGAAGATATCACTCGATAATCCGGAATAAGTACTTCCATCACCTTATCGGCAATAGAAAATACCCATTCATTATATTCGAGGACGGCGAGATCAGTACGAGAGTATATGTCACGACCAACCTGGTCAAACACAAACTTCGCACCAAGCTCCTTCCGTTCTTTGAGAGAAGGAACGGTTAGTAAATCAATATGAGGTATCTCATTAGAATGATTGAACACTGATAAGAACAATGTTACAATATCATGCACCGTATGTTTAACCGGTAACTTGAATTTGGTCAATACTCCCCCTTTGTAAGAAGGATCTAGAACATATGCGATCGCATCTTCCACGCCTATCATGCCCTCACGGGCAAAATAGCTTAGAAGTGAAACCATACCAAAGGTAGCGCTGTCGGAAGACAGCTTACGCTTTGATATAATTGGATGTGATGGGTCTTTCATTGAAACGATTAATCGTTCAAGAAGCCCATCTCTCCAGATAAGGCCACGTATACCAAGACTTATAACGGTTTGAATAAAACCGGACAAGCCTCTTCCAGTAATGAATTGTCTCCAACTCAATCCTGAAACATCAGAACCATTAATAACAGTCCGTTTGGCAAATTCAAAACTTGCCGCACTTTCTGATACTAGTGATTTAGACGGGTTAGTACCAACATCCAGATTTGACATTACTTCGAGATATTTGAGGTAAACCTGTTTATCAAAGATAACCAGATCATCCCCAAGTATCGCGTAGCAAGTGTGCCACCCAGGTCCTAGACCGACAACTAAACAACAGTGTTGTACGATCAAATGATGTGTTACGGCCAACATCGCCCATGACGACAGACAACCCATAGGTTGACCTGTACCATAATATACGCACTCACCGGGTTTCAACCCGGCGAGTCCTGTACGACTTACGAAGGGGCGATCTAAGATCCCCCTCCACAAGTCACCAATTTGGTGGCCAAAAAGTAAATTTAAGATTTCACTTTGAAGACGTATTGGAAGACGATCAGTAGCTGAAGACAAATCCACAGAGAACGCACAGTTAGCAGCTCTAGCTTTATTGATAGAGTCAGTAACTGACGCATTCTGATCAAAGGTACCATCGTTGGGAATTTTTCTCAACAATTGGAACAATTGATCGTGGAGAGGTTTCAACGCTGATTGCGTCCAAACATCTACAATAGCGATAATTCTAAGTTTACCTGCTGGTTCTGGTAAGCCAACTAACTTACCACAATGGATATCATCCCATTGACCAACTTGAGAGATAGGAACGACTTTGTTATGTCGAA